GTGGTGTGGCATTCATGGGCTGAAGGCGAGGAACTGCAAGCGATCGGCGGTAAAAAGCTGTGCGTGGGCGGTGGCACGACAAGTGGAATGCGGGCAATCAACCTCGGTTACTTGCTCGGTTTCCGTAAGTTTGTGCTGTACGGTTACGACAGCTGCAACCGTTTTGATGGCGTCAAGCGGTTTACGGGCGAAATGACGGGCGACACCATCGACGTATATGTGGGCAAACACAAGCGCAAGTTTACGTGCAACATGGCGATGGCCCAGCAGGCTAACGAATTTCAGTTGATCTACGGGGTAATGCCGGACATCACCATTGAAGCAAAGGGTGATGGCCTCATTGCCGAAATTTTAAAAACGCGGCGCGAATTAAAATTCGCCGCATAGGAGTGTAAACATGGCATTTCCTTCACGAGTACAGGGTGCGGGTCAGTCGGGCGGCGCGACCACCGCGATTTGCGGTGATGTGTCTGCCTCGGTGACGGCGGCGGGTTCCAGCGCGACGGATGCGGAACTGGTTAGTGCTGCAATCACGCGAGCGTCTACGGTGGCCTCTGGCACGGGCGTCAAACTGCCTGCTGCGGAAGCTGGCGCGATGATGGTCGTTCGTAACGACGGCGCAGAAACCTTGACGGTGTACCCGCAGACCGGCAGCACGATTGACGGCGCGGCTTCGGTGACGATCGTGGCAGCCAAAGCCTCGCTGTTCTTCGGAACCAGCAACACGACTTGGGTGACGCTCGCCGGAGCGTAATTCGTGGCGATTCCGTCGCGGGTTCTGGGTAGCGGTATTAACTCGCTTTCCACCGTCTCCATTTGTGGGGACGGTGCAAGCGCGGTTACGGCTGCCGGAACCTCGGCGGGAAATGCGACCGAGTTGACCCATGTGTACAACAATGTCTCAACGGTTGGTTCGGGCGAAGGGGTAAAACTACCACCGACCGAGATGGGCGAAACCATCATTGTGCGTAACGGCGGTGCAAATCCGTTGTTGGTGTACCCGTACGACGCAGGCAGCAGCATCAACAGCGTAGGTTCTGGACTAATCAACACGGGCTGCTCGGCTTTGTTCTTTGCCGTTAGCAACACGGTTTGGGAAGAATTGCAGGGATTTGGGCGAGCAGTTCCGATCCTGCACTACGGCGCGTTTTCGGACACGACATTGCAAGCAGCGGTATCTATCAATACCGCTTACGGCATGACGTTCAACACGACCGATAGCAGCAATGGCGTGTCTATCGGTTCGCCTACCTCGCGGCTCGTTGCGGCTAATCAGGGTGTCTACAATGTGCAATTCTCGGCGCAATTGGACAAGACATCTGGCGGCGTTGGAAACATCTACATCTGGCTCCGAAAGAACGGAACCAATGTTCCAAATACCTCGACCACAGTAGCCATTCAAGGTTCTGCCGCCAGAACGGTTGCGGCGTGGAATTTCATTACCCAGTTAGAACCCACCGAATATGTAGAATTGATGTGGGCAACAGACGATACCAGCGTTAGAATTCTCGCAGCCAGCGCCACAAGTGTATGGCCCGCGATTCCATCAGTCATTTGTACCATCACACAGGTCAACAACCTGTAATCCCAATCCCCACAGGAGCAAGACTATGTTAGACAGCGATATCGGAAACTCGGATGCACAACTGCACGTAGAGTTTTACGTTAACCAGTCAGACGATAAGTGGAACGGACTGCCATTTGTAAGGATTGTAATCCCCGGCGACAAAACGAACATGATCGAACAGCCTGTTCGCGAAGATCATAAGGAGCGATTTCCGCGACAGTGGTTGTATTTTCAGATGAAGCAAAGCGAGGCTGAAGGTAGCCCCGCGATCGGAACCACGTTGGAGCAGTGGCAAAAAGAGGCTCCAGAGGACATTACAAGGGGTCAGGTCGAGGAACTGAAGATTCTGAAGTTTCAGACCGCAGATCAAGTCGCAATGGCCTCAGACGCGCAGTTACAGCGCGTAGGCATGGGCGGCATTGGGCTACGTGATAAAGCGCGTACATTTTTGCAGCGCAAAACACGGAGCGAATCGGCAAACGAATTGGAACAAACCAAATCGCAGTTGGCAGATTTACAGGCACAGATGGCAGAAATTCTGTCTGAGCGTAAGAAGCCGGGGCGACCAAGGAAAGAAGTCAGCGAGGCATAAGGCATGAGTACAACGACGATGCTACAACTTGTCCAACAAGTGACGAACGAGTTGGGCATCGGCACCCCCGCTTCGGTCGCTGGCAACAGCAACCAAGATGTCATTCAGATTTTGGCATTAATGAATGCGACGGGTTATGAGTTGTTACGGCGTGCAGACTGGCGCGAACTGACCAAGCAACACACGTTTTACACGCAAGCCACAACGACCACAGGGACGTGGTCAACTTCTTCCACCACCATCACGGTGCCATCAACGGCGGGCCTTGACACCACGTATCAAGTCGTGGGTCAAGGTATCCCCAATGCGACCTATGTGACGGCGATTAACAGCGGTACGACGCTGTCAATTAATTACTATCCCACGGAAGCAGGCGCAGGAGACACGCTAACCTTCCAAAAGGTGAAGTATTCGTTGCCAGCGGATTACTACAGCACGGTTCCGCGCACCCATTGGGATAAGTCAAAGCGCTGGGAAATGCTCGGCCCCGAATCCGCGCAGCAATGGGAGTGGTTGCTATCGGGCTACATTAGTACGGGTCCGCGCATTCGGTGGCGCTTGCTTGGCGCGTACTTCCAAATTTGGCCGGGTGTGAATGCAGATGAATTGCTCGGTTTTGAGTACCGCAGCAAAGGCTGGGCGAATGCCGCAGACGGTACGCCCAAAAACAGTTTTACCAACGATAGCGATACGTGTATCTACCCTGATCGGTTGATGGTGCTATCAACCAAGCTCAAATATTTTGAGGCGAAGGGCTTTGATACGACCGCGATTTATCGCGACTACATCATGGAGCTAGAAACGTCGATTGCACAAGACACCTCGGCGGCTAACCTGTCGTTTGCGCCGCGACCGGGTACGATCCTGATCGGTTACGACAACATCCCTGACAGCGGTTACGGATACGACAACTAATGGCCGCACTGCGTAACCGTCGGCTCATTCAACGCGCAGCGGCAAACGTCGCTTCGCTACCGCCTCCCGTGGGCGGTTGGAACGCACGCGATTCGCTCGCCAACATGGCCCCCACCGATGCGGTATCGCTCGTTAACTATTTCCCCGGTGTGTCTAACGTCAATTTGCGTGGTGGCTACGTCAAGCACGCAACGGGTCTGCCCGATGTGGTCGAAACGTTGATGACCTATAACGCTGGCGCAACAGATGAGTTGTGGGCGATATCTGACGGTGAAGTATTTGATGCCACCTCCGCAGGCGCGGTTGGAACCGCAGCGGTTACGGGGCTAACGAATAGCCGTTGGGAATACACCAACGTCACGACTGCGGGTGGCAGTTACTTGTATATGGCGAACGGCGTGGATAAGCCGCACCTATACAATGGCAGCACTTGGACGGCCATTGATGGCGTGTCATCGCCCGCGATTACCGGCGTGACAACGACCACGCTAACCAGTCCGACTTTGTTTAAGAACCGAATGTGGTTCATTCAAACCGGAACATTAAAGGCTTGGTATTTGCCAACCTCCAGCGTTGGTGGGGCCGCTCAAGTGCTGGATTTGTCGTCTGTGGCGAGGCTTGGCGGCGCGTTAGTGTCAATGGCTGCGTGGACAATTGACGCAGGCTACGGCGTTGACGATAACCTAGTTTTTGTCACCGATCAGGGTGAAGTGCTGGTATATCGCGGCACAGATCCGTCATCAGCCTCAACATGGGCGTTGATTGGGATTTGGATTGTCGGTGCGCCAATCGGCAATCGGTGTTTGATGAAGTACGGCGGCGATTTGCTCGTATTGACGCTGGATGGCCTTGTGCCATTGGCGTCTGCGTTGCAGTCATCGCGGTTAGATCCAAATGTGTCTTTGAGTGACAAGATTCAAGGCGCGTTTGCGGCGGCAGCGGCGCAGTACAAAAACAACTTTGGTTGGTGTTTGCTGTACAACCCGCAAAACAACGCTCTAATCGTTAATGTGCCGGTGTCAACTACCAAAAAAGAGCAGTTTGTGATGAACAACATCACAAAAGCATGGTGCAAGTTTACGAACTGGGAAGGCTTCCATTTTGCACTGCTAAACGACGAACCGTACTTTGGCGGCGATGGTTACGTTGCAAAGTGCTGGACCGTTGGCACTACGGGCTACGCAGACGATGGGTCGGTTATCAATGGTCAAGCCTTGCAGGCGTTTAACTACTTTGAGACGCGAGGCATCAAAAAGTATTTTACCCGCGCACGACCGTCGATTTTTAGCAACGGATCGCCCGATATCGTGGTCGGCATCAACATCGACTTCAACATATCGGAAAGCACGGCAGCATTGTCTTTCAGCCCGCAGACGTACGGCGTCTGGGATTCGGGCGTGTGGGACATCGCTTTATGGGGTTCGGATCTAGCGATTACGAACAACTGGCAAGGCATTACAGGAATTGGATATTGCGGAGCGATTCAGCTGGCATCCAGCAGTAAGAATCTGCAAATTCAGTGGGCATCAACTGACGTGGTGTATCAATTGGGATGGGCTGGTATATAGCAAACGGGCCGGGAGTCGGTGAGTGGGTGATGTCGCAGATGGGCGGCTCTTACTTTGCCGAACGTTCTAACGCCATCGGGCTAGTCCGCGATGACAAGCTCGCGTGTGGCGTGGTGTACGAAAACTGGAACGGGCGATCCATCGTGTGTCATATCGTTTGTGAGGACCGAATGACCCCCGAATGGCTCGCTGCGATATTCGATTATCCCTACAACGTCTGCGATGTTGATAAGATTATTGCGCCGGTATCGTCTACAAACGCCAAGGCGCTGAAGTTGGTTAGGAACATGGGTTTCACCGAAGAGGCGCGGATTACTGACGCAACGCCTAACGGTGATTTGGTGTTAATGACAATGGCACGCGAACAGTGCCGCTTTTTAGGTGAACGATATGGGCAAAAGCTCGCCAAAACCACCGCCGCCGCCTGATTACGCAGGCGCAGCCCGCGAACAGGGTACGGCTAACCTTGAAGCAGCGCGACTAACGGCGCGGCTGTCAAACCCGAACATTTCCACCCCGCTCGGCGGTCAGCGCGTGACGTTTGGCCGTCAAGCCACCAATCAGGCGGCTTACGACGCGGCAATGAAGCAGTACCAGCAGGCGCTTCAGCAGTACGAACAGCGATTACCCAGCCCATCAGCATCGGGAAGGGGGTTTTTTGGCGCAGACCCAAACGCTACAAAATCTTACGATAAGGGCGGCACGGCGCAGGGCGGTCAAGCCCAGCCGGGAGTGCCGAATTATCTAAGCGGTCGCGACATTCAAGAGCAAATGCAGTTTGCCGGTATTGGTGGCGGCCCGACTGATATGGGACGCGGCCAGATCGGCATGGGGCCGACCGGCATGGGCGGCGGTATGTACGGCGGCACGACCTTCCAACCCGGTCAGCAGGGCTTTACGTTCCAAGGGCCGGGCGGCGGTGTAGGCGCGTTTGGTCTGCAATACGACGA